CTCATACTCCAACAGGTGCCGGCTCTGCACCATCGCCCTGATTGCCAAGATTGGCATTGTTATTGTTGTCAAGCTGTGCTTGTTGTCCAACGAGGTCACTCATACCTGTTGGTGTTGAAAGAGAGCTATTTGTGGCATCTGTGCCACTGCTCGGTTGTGGGGTGTCTGGAGCATTCAAACGGTTGCCACCACCTGTTCCACGACGTGGTGCGTTTTGTTGTTGCCTCATTAGAGAGCGTGGTGCATGTTGGTACACTGGATCTGGCGTTGCTCCTGTGCGTTCGAGAACAAGACCTCTTGCTACGACAGGAGTTGTGCCGGGCAGTGATGCACCCGTGAGATGTGTGGGATCTGGGAAGACCGTAAGCGGTTCGAACTCGCCAACTGCGATTGTTTCGCCACCAGTGTTAACTGTTCTTGAAACATCACGTGCTGTGCTCGCAAGAGCTTCAATTGCTCTACTTCTCTCACGCCTCACACCACTGTCCACGTGACCTAACTTCCCTGGCGGTGCTGCACTAAGCCGGCCAACCGTGAAAGATACCGTGCCCTCAACTAACTCATCAGCTGTCGGAACATGGTTGCGCCGCAATGCAAGAGCGGCATCGTAGGCATCGTGGACAATCTGAACACCCATCGACGCACCCGTGTACAACATCTCAGCGGGGTGTGGAAAAAGCGTTTGCGCCTTGCCCCACATATATGAATCTATACCCCGACCGTTCGTTCGATTGCTTGTGGCCGTGTTCGAACCGCCTATATTGGCCATTCTATCGGACAAGAACTGGATCGGCACAATTGCAGACAGCCCGTTGCGCGGGTTTCCTGCGAGATGAAGCATCAGACCATTTGTACGTAGAGATCTAAAAGAAATCGCCGCGGTTGAACGCTGACCACCCTGCATTAGGACAATATCCTCGAAACATGGCTTCTCGACCTTCAAACCCACGGGGGCGATTGGTCCATAACCCATTTTGCATGCGTCAGTCTCAGGCATACTTTTGAACATGCCAGTTGGCTCAATCCAATAGTAAGGGGCCACAGACCGGAATGCTAGGTGCCTTGACCCATTCTCATCATAATCGTTAAATCGGGCCATGTGGCAGTCAGCAGCAACAGACTCACCACCGGACACAACGAACAACTTTGCTAGCTCACGGACGTATATATGACAGAACGTGCCGCATATCGCACCAATGTTGTTTGCGTGCCACAACTGTGCAGAGAGAACATCAGTGCCTGTGAGAGCAGTGTTCGCACCAGGCGCCGCGAAGCTGCCGCCTTGGTATGACGACACAGTAGGATAATACTTGCCATCGTACTTAATCATCGGATCACAGACAGCCGTCAAAGCCGCAGAGGCGATTGCAATACTGTCGACGAGCGCTACGAAAGATGCGTGATGGCTAACACTCGGGATCGGGAGCCCCATAAAGCCACGAGCTGCGGAACTAATTACTGCAC